TGCTAAAGTCATAGCCAATACCACCACCCAAGCGCATAGTCTCCGCTGCCTGTGTAGCAGTTGCCATAATAGATTGCATACTATCGTCCACAGTAGCACTAACAAAACAATTAAAGGCAGTAAGTGTTCTGGGCGCTCCAATGGCTGCTTGAGTACGTCCGCCACCCATAAAGCGCTGATTAAGAAGGACATCACGTAGAGCAATGAAGTGCTCATGACTGTCCTTAAGTGTTGAAGCAAATCTAGTTTGGGCTTCATAAAAGCTCTCCCCCTCCAGTCTGTACTTTTCTGCGTGTTTCTGTGCTGCAATGGGCATCTTAGGGCCGTACTGTTCTTGTTCTACGTTATTCATTAAGCTTTCTCTATGGTTAAGGTGGCTTTTAATGGAAGCACTAGCTGAAATTCTGAAGGGAAGTGAACGTGTCCGCTTTGTAGGTTGTTGGCTGAATAGCTGGAATAATTCTCAGTCTTCAAATAAACACTATCGTACATCTTAAAAACAGAGTTTACAGGCAAGCTACCGAATGTGACTTGTTCTTGTTTAGCCGTATTATCAATAAGTATAAGTTTGTTTAGATCATTCATTAACCTAACTCCGAGTTTTTCTGTGTATTATAGTTGACTTCCAATTGTAGTTCCTCCTGCGATGTAACGCCGCCCCAATCACAACCATAACAACGTTGCCAAACCCCATCGACTTTTCTATACTCAGTTATAGTGCCGTTCTTTTCAGTAACTTCTATAGCACAGATGTATACCATATCCTCATAAAAATCTGTAATATTCATTAAACTAACTCCTCATCGTCACCCATCATTACCGAAAGCTTAACCTGTTCCAACACAAAGATCAATGACTCAATGTTCATGTTGGAGGCGAAGGAAAGCATGTTGTTCTCTTTGCCCCTGAGTATGATCAAGCAGTCTTCGTACTCTGCAATGTTGGGTAAGCTGCTCATTGCATTGATGACTTCCAAAGCCCCGTTTGCTTTCTTCTTAGGCTCTTCCTTAGCCTTACCGAAGTTACCTTTAATTATTTCCATTGTATTGATCCTCTAAGATGAACTCTAGGTACTGGATTGCTTTCTTAATGTCTTGAGCGCCGCCTTTGTCTTGATGTCTTGATACATACTTAACTACATTGGCCTCATCGTACCCCATCTGATTAGCTAGGATGTACTCTCTGGGCTGTATAGTCATCTTAGTGTAGTGGCTACCTCCTACTTGCTTATCCTTTGTAGTGGTGTGTTTAGGGGTGTTGAAGTAAGCTGAGAAATTTTCCCCGCCTTTGTAATACGTAGCCCTCCAATTTCTGTCCCACTCCTCAGCAGTTGCATCGTCTAGACTTTCTCGCTTAGGGCCCATAACCTTCTCCGTGTATGATTTATTTGCTTCAGCTTCAAGCAGTGCAGCCATAGCCGCAACAGTGTGTTTCCCTTCCTGTATCTCTGCAAGCCAGAATAAATTCTTATGGTAAGCGTTTGTAATATCTTGCTCTTGTTCAGCTAAACTCTTAACCACCGCTTCTTCCGCTTGTTTAGCTTCAGCTTCCTTATCTTTAGATGCTAACGCTTCAGCCGCTTCTTTAATTTGTGCATCAATCCCTGTAAGTTCTAGATATTGCTGAACTTTTATTAGCGTAGGTTCTTGTTCAGGGATCATTACGTCAACTCCTCAAAGGATTCAATGTTCTCTATAAACTTATCCTCAAACCTCTCCAATAACTCCTCTGTGGTGATCTCTAAGACCTCCACCAGTAAGTCAGGGTCGTACTCTTGAATAACTCGTTCCTTAAGCTCAGTAAGCGTCAACATATTTCACCAACTCATCTACGTTGTTAAGGGTAAAGTGTGCAAAACCTTCTTTGTCACACCACTGTCCCATTGTTAATTTAGCGCCTTTTCTAACCTTCTTATTTGGGTCAGAGAGGAGGAAGACTAAATGCACCCCCTCCGTGTCCCTAATTGATTTGTACTTATGCAGATCTCCGTCCCTAAAGAACCCTTTACACTCAATCAATATCCCTGTGCGTTTGTCCACAAAGTCCGGCTTATAGTTCCTGTAGGTAACGTAAGGTAAGTCAAAGGGTTCATAACTCATCTGCTTTCTGGGCAGTAACTCAGCGAACTTCTTTTCCAACCCTGAACGATACTGACCGTGTTTCTTTGCTGCTTTAGCTTTAGCTTTGGGCTTAGAACTCACTGGGTATCTCCTGTGTTACTCTAGGCTCTCTGGCCACTGTAGTCAAGTACTTAGGGCCACTTGCATAATAATAAGTTTGTAAATTAGGATGACAGTTATGTTTAAACCTACAGTAGGAACAACCCGTAGGTAGCTTCATGTTCCCTGACTTCCCGTCTGGAATTGGTTGATGACATAACTCAATGGGCTCTGGACCTGCAACTAGCTCCTTAACGTATCTGACACGTTCGGAGATGTCGTAGTCTAAAGCTTCCTTATGTTCATCACTCATTGGGTTATTCATGTCGTATTCAAGGAGGGCTAAGTTCCCTGTGGTCTTGTCCATAGCCAACCAACCGAAGACCTCATCCTGTTGTTCATGTGCGTAGGCTTTGATCTGATCTACGTACCCAAAGGGGTCATCAAAGCAAAGCGTACCTTCCTTGAACTTCTTCATACCGAAGCTGGAGGCTGACTTAACGTCCAACAAGACCCCATCAATACGACAGTCTATGTGCCCTTTGACCCCTTCCACTTGTGTTTCATGTTGTTCATCGGTAACTGTGTGTCCTGAGGCCCGTGTAAAGAACAACAACATCTCTTCGATTAGGTGCCCGTACATGAACTTAATCAATGTGGGCCCCTCAAAGACTTCCTGCTCCTCCGCATGATAAGCTTGCCAAAGCTGCTTGTCCGGCTTCCCTATGGCGCTTAGGCGGAGTCTTCGGGGCTCTCTGGGCTCCCTATTGAATTCCCCTCGCATCAAGTCCTTACACAGCTCTCCGAACTTCTCTATCTCAACCTCTAAGTCCACCCCATCCGGAGTTTGCTTAGTCTTCATTAAGTTGTAGATGTCCTCAACTAATGTTTCTGTACTCTTCATATTACATACCCTAAGATAGCGCCGATGAAGGGGACAAACACACCAATAATTTGAAGTAAAAGTAAACCTACGGGATCTAAGCTGTCCCTAGCGAGTATGTTTAGGACGTTAAATACCCAACCAAGTAGCCCCACTAAAACGACTACTACGTATATCGCATCATAAAAATTACTCTTCATTTTCTATTCCTCTTTCTCTATTGTTTAGGCATCACTGCCCTGTTGTTAAATCTTCTCGACAGTGATTTCGACGCCCAGTATTTTGCTAAAAGGCTCCAACACTTGCCTCGCGTATTGCAATTCGGAATACCCGCAGCTTTCGCTCATCCAAGAGTCGAGGCACTTACTGCCAAAATCATTCTCTATAAACGCTGAATACCTTAGAGTTTCATTGACTGCGTAAGCCCCGCTTTTGCCCATAAATTCCCTGATTACTAACTTCACATCATTCATCTACTTGCCCTCGGGGCATCACTACCCACTGTTGTTGCTTAGTTGGCTTAGCTCTTTTGTAATGCTTCTGTGTTAACGATAACTGAATTTGCATGAGCTAGATTAAGCACAGCCTGAGTTAGTTGCATAGCTTCGTGAGGCTGAAAATTACTAAGTGTTGCTTTTTTTGTAAGCTCTTCAATTGCCTTTAAGATTTCTTTATTCATTGGGTTTTAACTCCATAGTGCAGCGATTTAATATAGGCATCGCTACGTAGCCTTTGTTGTGGGTTGCGCGATAATATTCTAAGTCGTAAAGAACTACGCGTAGGTTTGCTATCATCACTGATGCTTGCTTTGCGGTGTAAACTCCTGTTATCAGCTGAGTTCCCTCTGCTTCTACAACAACCTCTAAAATATTTTGCGGCCTAAACTTTGTTAAAATCTTCATGCTTACTTTACCCCTCTTGTTTAGTGCGTCTGTGACCAATTTGTACCTACCTTATAGTCCCCGTCTAAGGGGCAGTTTAAGTCAAAGTGAATCCCTGCGGCCTGTATACAACTTACTGCTAGCCTACCGAATACATGAGCTTTAGGGGTAATCACCTCAGCCTGTATCTCGTCGTGAATGTTCCCTAAAAACTTCCTCTCTATAACCCATAGTTTACTGTATACATCCAGTTCCGTCAAGGCTTTCTTCATAACTACAGCCCCTGCACCCTGCAATAAACTATTTAATGCTGCATGTGGTGATCTTATCCAGATCTTCCTACCGTCCAGCCCCTTTAAGTAGCCCCTAGCTGCTGCCTGAGATACGTCAGCCTTTAGCTTAGCTAATGCAGGGGTGTTACTTAGGAACCTTTCCTTAAGAACCTTCCCTACCTTAGCGTTACCTCCAACTATAGATCCTATCTTAGCGTCCCCAGCACCGTAGAGGAACGCATAGATAAAGGTCTTAGCCTGATCCCGTGTCTCTAACCCTGCGGCTAATTGGTTGGCTGTGTGTACGTCAGCGTTAAGTAGCAAGTTAGTGTAGTCTGAATCATTCATATAATGAGCAAGCATACGTAGCTCCAGCCCGGAAGCATCACAACCAACTAAGCTAAACCCTTTGGGAACAATCCAACAAGACCTACATTCCTTTCCATAAGGAGAGTAACCGGCTGGGACTTGAGCTAAGTTAGGACTACTGTGAGTCATACGACCTGTGACTGCACCGTTGCTGTTGACGTAGCCGTGTACCCTCCCTGTATCCGGATTAACCGCCTCTATCCAGCTTTGAACCTGAGCTATACGCTTCTGAAGCATTAGGTACTGAGCTATCAATGTAGCCTCAGGGATACCTGTAACTTCCTCTAAGATGGTCTCATCCACCACAGGCGTACCTTTCTCAGTGAACTGTTGAGGCTTCCAACCAAAGTGCTGTAACCATCTACCTATTTGTTGTCTGGAACCTAAGTTAAACTGAGGGTAGTCAACTCTTGAGAAGGCCCCTTCTACATTCTTTAAGTAGTCAAGACCTAAGAACTTGAGCCCTACAACACTTAAGCTTCCGTCTTTATTAACCTTAGGTGTGATCTCTTTGACGTAAGTAGGTAAGGGTTTAAATACGACTTGAACCTCAGCCTCTAAGTCATTCTTCTTCTCCTTAAGCTCAGCAAGTAAGTCATAAGCCTTACGTTGATCCAGAAGCCAACCGTTGTTTATCTGTTCG